AGTTATATTTTATTTTGTAAGAAGAGAATAGAATTGATATGTATAAATAGGCATAATGGTCAAGTAAGGAATAGATACAAATAGATATGTAGTACTATAATACAGAGCAAAATATAACTAATCTAAAAAGGGGCCGACTATTAACGAAATCAACAAGTTATCTACTATGCCGCACGTTAGTTCCTATTTGACTATGTGTAACTATTCTGTGAGCTCGTCGTGGTCCACAGAGGATCCTACAGGTCCTACGACCGACTGTGCCGGGCCAAACAAGTTTTGTACGTACTTTTTGAGGCACGGTCTAGGAGGCCCGGATTGTTTGCGGAATTGACTTGTACTTAGGCCCCTGCTTACGGCCTGGACTGGCACGTCAGGTAAAATGGTACCAGGCGCATACCTCAGAACGTGACAGGGCCGCCCCCAGAACTATTCACTGCGCCAGAGAGTGTTGCCGACTGAGCGGAGGTGACCGGTCCTCTAGGCAAATAAAAAGAGGGACCCGAAGGCCCCTCTCTGTTGTACCGCCCGTTAGATCTTTTCTTTGGGCGTTTTGACCTCGGTCAGGAGGACGTTTCGGACCCACTGGTACCGAATGCCCAACTGTTTGGCGATCGGACCGCGCTCGAGGCCCAGGCTGTGCAGGTAGCGAATGCGACCGGACATGGTCTCGAACGTGGCGAGCTTGGTGGTCTGTGCTTTTGTCAGTTTCTGTTCCATGATGGTACTCCTTGGTCGATATGGGCCAATCCCATATCATACATATATTATATAGTGCCCAGCGGCCCGAAAGCAACGGGCTCTTTAGACTTAAATGGACTGGTAACAGGCGTGACTTCTAGGACGGGGCGCCCACAGGATAAGTACCGGTAAGGTATGACCTGACTGGGCCGGGGGCCCGCCTTAGGGGCATAGTCCCATAGGGGCTAAAGAAAGAGGGACCGAAGTCCCTCATTCCTATTGGGTCTACCGCTGTGGCTAGAGCTGGGTCGCGATGAGTGCGATGGCTACTAGACAGACTATGATGACTCCATAGAAGACCCCCTCCACACGTCCATGATCAATACCTTGATGGTAGGTCTCGTTGATGTCCTCTATGTCATACCATCTCTCACTACCTATGACATGGTAACTTGTTAGAGGGTCAGGGCTTGCCGTAGCTTTGTGTTGCGTGGTCATGATGGTTCTCCTTGATGAGAATAAGTCTTATTCCTATTCCTATTCCTATTTGAGAATAAGATCTATTCTCAAATGAGAATAGATCTTATGTGGGAATGATTACTTCTTGGGATTTGTTACTGGTGTGATTTGAACATTGCGAACATGTTGGTATCGAATTGATAGTTTATCAGCAATTTCAGATCGAGTAAATTTGAGCGATGTGAGCAATCTGATTTTGGCAGAAGTAGTTGAGCAGTTGTGCAACTTTTCATTTTGAGCTTTTGTTAATTTGTTCATTTTGTTTCTCCCGTGTGTGAGATTTAATAATAACACACCGCGCGCAAAAGCACACGTGATTTGCGTGCAGTATAATTTTAAGTTTCGTATAGGAATCAACGAGTTACATGCCATCAGGACCTAAGAAAAATTTATATATCCATCCAAAACCTGGGGGGCACTAGAGGTAGCCATGAAAATTTTTATTTTTGTTCCCTAGTGGTCCCCAAGGGGGTTCCCCCAAGTGGTTATCCGAGGAGCCCCGACACTAGTACTGGAGGTTTGATTTTCCTTTGAGAACCATATATAATAAGAATATGAGCGCAGCACAAGAAACTCTGGATATTGATTATACTGTCCTTGCCCTGAGACAATTGGCAGCAGAGCTCCCAATGAATGACTTTGGGCTCCCAACAGGGATCTATAGGACGGACTTACTGCCGTTCCACGAGTATGTGCCACCAGGTGCTCCTACCAAGATTGATGATCCTGAGATTACAACAGGGGTCCCCGGAGATCCTGGGATCCCCGATACTCCAGCGCAGGAGTCGGAAGAGCTTGATGCCCTTGCGCCTTCCGACGTATCGGCGGATCCCTTTTCCTCCAGCGTGGATGCCTTTTCCCTCTTAGCTGGACAAGGAGATGGTGCTCCAGATTACATGCCAGCACGTACTAGTACTCGTGAGGCCCCGACGCTAGACCTTGAGGTGGCTGAATACCGTATTGCTGGCTTCCCTGCCAAATCCCTCCACAATGCATTCGTACCTCTCCAATACGATGAAGGCTTCCCTGCATTTGAGGATGGACGTCCATTCTGGGGACGGTTAGAGTTCGAGTCATCAGATGCCTACTTGATCTTCCAGAGGTATCTCCAGATGTCCTTTGGTCGTGCAAGTGACCCTGAGGACGAGGATGACTTTGGTATAGCAGCTCAGGGGACTAGAAGTATCAATTCCCTAGTGTTGCAGCTAACACCAGGGATCAACGACGCTAAATTACTTGAGCTGACGGAGAGGTTCAAACAGTACTATCACCTGTACTACTGGGGCCTCCGTGCTAAATCCTACGATTTGTTCCGCGTAACGGAATATCGGCAGAAACAAGAGCTCCGAGCCATTGAGACTCAAGATGACCACTATATCCAGACACGCAAGCTCCGCAAGCGTCTAGAGCAGTATATGGAGTCGGATGAGGAGTTCTGGGATATGATGACTCCGAAGACCGGAATCGACATGTTCAAGACCATAACGCAGCTTGAGCGTGTCTCTGCGGGTATCCCTGCAGGAGGCCCAATGACTAAGGAAGTTGAAGGTGGAGGGCGCTCCTTCGAGGTAGCATTCCGTACAATGGCTCAAGATCAGCACGGTGAGTCAGTAGTTGGTGACACAATCTCGGAAGATGGGCATATCCTCGATAAGGCCCTTGAGGATCCTGCAGCTACCAAGATCCTGCAGGAAATAATCATCAAGTCAGGGAACTAACCTATGCGCCCTATTATTCGAAATACCACTCCTGTCGATAAGCACCTCTATAAGAAATGCATCAAATGTAGGCAATGGAAGCCTAGAGCTGACGTTCTGGACACCACCTCCGGTGAGGTTCTGGAAAAGAAAGGTTTTGGGTCACATAACTCCTCTGATGGACTTCAGAGCATATGTGGCGGCTGTAAGAACATTGCCAACACCAAGGCACGCAAGCGTAACGTTACATCACGGATTCGGCATCATACAGCTACTAGGTGCCTTACACAGTTAGGCGATCAAGCTCCCGAGAATTTCACGGCAGATATGGAGCAGCATCTCGGGTACAAGATCACAGCACTAGTGAAGGCGCTAGGGAAGGATTTGAAGGAGCGAGAAGGGTCACACCGGAAACTTAGGGACGCTCTTAATGAGGGTTACCACATTGACCATAAAAGGCCCCTCTCCTCCTTCAATGTTATTACCCCAGACGAAGAAGGGTTCCATGAGCTTGTTGATTGGGACGCTTTTAGGGAGTGTTGGGCGATCAGTAACCTTAGTGCTATCCCAGGCGAGGAGAATCTAGCTAAGGGAGCAACATATAGCCCTGAACCTATCCCCGACGCTGTACCTGACACTAGTACTGGCGAGGATGATGGATCCGACTAAAATCATAGAATCCGCTGATGCTAGCGACCTTCGCAACCTAGGAGCGTCTGACCAGGCACGATTAAATGCAGCGCTTCGAGAGGGATGGAGACTCACACCAGCTACGCTCGGACACAAGATTACCAATGGTCGTTGGATCGCGGCTAGACATCTACTGCACATATCAACTATCATAGCCACGGAGATCAATCGTGGAGATGCACGAATTATTCTCACAATGCCTGCTCGGCATGGAAAGTCCGAGTTCCTCAGTGTCAATACACCCATTTGGTTCCTCGAGAAGTGGCCTAATAAGTTCGTCATGTCTATCAGCTATGGCAGTGAGCTGGCCACCGACTTCTCACTCAAAGTCCGTGATACTCTGCAAGACGAAGACCTCCATCACTTGCTTCGTACACGAATCCGGCAGGACAAGAAGAGGGTAGATCGATGGCTAACACCGAACGGCGGGGGACTCACAGCGGCGGGCATTGGTGGTCCACTAACTGGTCGAGGCGCAGACTTGATGCTCATCGACGACTACATCAAAAATGCCGAGGACTCCCTATCCGTAGGAAACTTGAAGAAGACGTGGGAGTGGTTCAAGTCTACGGCATACACACGGCTAGAGCCTGGGGCAAGTCTAGTTATCTTAGCAACGCGGTGGAACGTCAACGATCTAATCGGTAAATGCCTCAAAGAGATGCCAAATGAGAATTGGCGTGTAATCAACCTACCTGCCATCGCTGAAGCTCATGATCCTCTAGGTCGTGAGATTGGTGAAGCTCTGTGGCCAGAAAGATTCCCACTTGAGCGCCTCCTACGGATTAAGGAAGCTCTAGGCTCGTACTGGTGGTCGGCAATGTACCAGCAACAGCCACTAGCATCTATGGCTGGTCAAGATATCGGCGATCAGATCAAGATTATCTCACCCTCCGATGTACCTGAAGATATAGCCGAATGTAAACGCGTCCGTGCATGGGATATCGCAGCAACAGAGGGCGGAGGTGACTTTTCCGCTGGGCCTAAGATGACACATCATACGCCTAGCGGAAAGTTCATCATTGAGGATCTACAGCACTTCCAGAAATCACCATACAACACCGAACTAATGGTTGCAGCATGTGCTGAGGGTGATGGGCATGGAGTCAGTATTAGGATGGAGCAAGAGCCCGGTTCTAGTGGAGTAACGGTTATTGAGAACTACACAGTGCTACTCACAGGGTATGCGTTTAGTGGTGAAAAGGCCACTGGACCGATTTTAGTACGCGCTGGACCGTTTCTAGCTGCGTGCGAAGCAGGGAACGTAGTCATGGTGCGTGGCGACTGGAACCAAGCACTAATCGAAGAGATCAACGCCTTTGATGATAATGCGGAGCATGATGACATTGTAGTGGCTCTAGCGCTGGCATATAACAAGCTAGTTAAGGGCCTCAGAGGCGGTGTTGTGTGGGGCAGAGAGGGTGACAAGTCAACCAATGTGGTCCCGTTCAGACGTGCGCAGGGTAAGAAGCGTGTACCTAAGGGCGGTAAATTAATTACAGGATTAACGTGGTAGGGCATTATGGATAAGAAGGTTATACTTGAAAAGACTTCTAGAGGCGTCAAGGCAAGAATGGAGCCTATAGGTAGCACTGGGAATGGGCAGGTACCTATCCCCGGCACAGAGTCTGCAGTAAAATACAGCCAAGGCAAGCTACGTGAGCTTTCTGGGTTAATACAGCGGGCACAACTTGGCTCTCTAGCAGGTATGCAGTACGGAGGCTCGAGAAACCTGTATAATGTCTTCGGATATAAGCCAAATCCGACGCAAGATGACTATTTAGCCAAATATGTACGCCAAGACATCACAACCCGCATAATTGACGCGCCACCACTCGCAACATGGTCTAATCCACCGGAAATTGAGCAGGAGGCTATCAAAGCCCAGTGGGATGAGCTAGATCACCAAGTAAAACTGTGGCCAGGCATCTATAGAGCCGATAGATTGGCTCGTTTGAACCATTTCTCGCTCCTTTTGCTGGGTTTTGATGATTCTGGGCAGCTAGAACGCAAGGTTAGTGAGAAAAAGGTGAAGGATTTGCTCTATGTTCGCGCCATTCCAGCGCGCCTTGTGGACGAAATAACCTTCATAAAAGACCCCAGAGATCCGCGTTTTGGCTTCCCTGATGTGTATTCTATCCAGTTTGATGACCCTAAGACCAAAACAGCGTCTCAAGGCTCAATTAAGGTGAAAGGCATCAGTGACATGAAGGTTCACCATTCCCGTGTAGTACATATTGTGGAGAATGCACTTGAAGACCAGGTGTTCGGCATACCAATCATCGAAAAGGTGTACAACCTACTTGACGACCTCCTCAAAGTGGCAGGAGGCACAGCGGAGACATATTGGCTCACTGGCAATCGAGGAATGCAGGCAGACATTGATCCGGAGATGGAGCTCAGCCCAAATGATGCAGCAGCCCTCTCTGACGAACTCGACGAGTACATGCATCAGCTTCGAAGAGTCATCCGAACTCGTGGTGTAGACCTTAAGGCCCTCGAGAGTAAGCCTCCTAGCCCGAAAGAGGTCTTCAATATGATTATGGCCATGATTTCGGGTACTACGGGCATCCCACAGCGGATCTTAATTGGGTCAGAGGCCGGTCAGCTGGCTTCCGAGCAAGATAGAGCTAACTGGGCAGAACGCATTGAGGAACGACGTGTTCTGTTTGCAGAACCTAACATTCTAGAGCCTCTAGTAGGTAAATTACAGGGTACTGGGCTCCTTGATAAGGGAGACGTGACGTTTAAGTGGCCAACAGCGTTTATCCAGAATCCTCTTGAGGAATCACAGACGATGGCCCAAACAGCACGTGCAATTGGTAACATCAGCCGTCAGACAGGTAACAAGGCTCCGATGCAACTTACCTCACGTCAAGAGGCTCGTGAGATCCTCGGACTTGAGGGTGACTTGGATGAATCCGAGATTATCGAGCCGCCTGAGGAAGAAGTACGTGTACCCTTCGGGGGTGATGATTCTACAGGGAGCGGTACAAAACCCGAAGATGAGGATAATAGACCTCCCACTGATGAGGACTAGTTGATTTTTTAGTCTAGCACCTATATAATAAACGTATTGACAGTATGTCAATAGACTAGAGGGCCTTAGAATGGACAAAGACAAAGATAAAGACAAGGGTAATGAGGCACCAATTGTATACGACCAGGACGACATAGCAGCGATGACGCCTGATGAAGTCATAAATATCATGATGCTTAAACCTAAGATTGAAGGTGTAGGTGTTGTTAAACGTGCCGATGGTACTATCAAATACGATGATGAGAGTACCCGAGGCAGTTATGGTGAGGAATTGCTTGACTAACGCATAGAGGTAAAAGATCATGCCAGGATTAATACTTGAAGTAGGTTTACAGAACGCGCTAGCTGATGAGATCGCTGCGTATGTAGACGCCGGAACAGCCCCAGAACTCGTATTTGAGACAGTAGGTGATGGAGAAGTTGCTACCATCATAATGAATGGCACGAATGCGTTTGGTGCAGCAGCAGCCGGCGTAATCACCATGACGGGCCAACCGCTGCAGGACACTAATGCTGCCGGTGGCACAATCGCACAATTCTCCATCTACCAGAACGCAAGCCAAACCAACAAAGTCCTCGAAGGCACTGTCGGCACCTCGGGTGAAGATATCAACATTAGCTCCCTGGCCGTTGGTGCAACCGACACGGTTGAATTGACCACATTCACGATTACTATGCCTGCTTCGTAGTATGTATGGAAATCCTCGGGTTCAAAGTCTGGTATGCAGATGGATCGGTCCTTAAAATAACCGACTGGACTAATGCACTTGCCAGCAGCATACAAATCGTAGTAACTTACTACGCGGAACAATATGCTGCTGGCAAGCACTATCGTGTCACGATAGATGGTTGCGATTGGTATTGGTTCAATG